CAAGAGTTGTTTGGGGTAACACAGCTGGTTGGAGGGTACGAACTGACAGAGGTTCAGGACGTAGCCGACCCGTCACTGAGACTGGTAGCCTCCCAACTGTAGACATCAGCAATATTGAAACTGTTTCTTCACTTCCAAGAATCGTAGGTACAACCTTCGGTGCTTCCGTGAAGTCAGTTTTCTCCGCACAATTAGAAGGCGGTGTTGGCGATGTTCTAGCATTGGAAAACGAAAATGCACAACTAGACCACGTTAAAGAAATTAACGAAGAATTATTGGCAGGTTCTGCGTATCTAACATCCGCAGGAGCTACCACTACCTTTACTGTGCCAGCATCTATTGCTAAGCACTTTAAAGTTGGAGACGCTGTAGCACAATACGACGTATCCGCTACTGGGCATGACAGACAATCAGGTTCTGTTGTTTCCGCAGTAAACACATCAACTGGTGTTGTTACCGTTGCTAGTGGAACTACTTTCGCAGATGGTGACATAGCCTATATTTACAGCAGAGGTGGAATGACTTCCATTGACGACATTGTTATGCAAGACGGCGCTGCTGTAGGTAACCAGACTTCCAGAGTAAGAGCTTATGACTTAACTATTAATGACAGAGCTGCTGGAAACTGGAACGCTGGTGCATCCGTTTCTTATAACGGTGGTACTGGTAGAGACCTTTCCCTCACTTTGCTGGATACTGCTATTCAGAAAATTAGAGAGAACGGTGGGGAGCCAAAGCTAATCCTATTAGGACATGACCAATACTTTAATCTTGAAAGACTGTTAAGCTCTAACCAGCGCTATATGGGTCAAGAAGAGTATCAGGTTGGTGTTGGCTCAGAAAGAACTTTCCCAGGCACTCGAACTGGTTTAGTTCTAGCTACCTACCAAGGAATTCCAATACTTCCAGATGCAGACGTGCCAAAATCAGTCGCAACTAACGACTCAGTTCTAGGTTCAAATGTCTATGTCTTAGACACAGACTATCTGGAAATTGCTGTTGCACAGCCTACTCAGTATGTTGAGAACCGAGACTACTTCGCAGCTAATGCTCTAGTAGTACGAGGTCTACTCTACACTATGGGTGAGTTGCGTTGCAAGAACATGTTTGTTCAAAGCAAAATTGCGGACCTCAATAGTTAATCTATAAGGTCTACAGCGTAGGGGGCTTTTCGGAGCCCCCTACATTACTATATACCGAAATTATGAAAATTGAATTCTAGGTGACTAAAAATGGCTGATACAACTGACCAGATATCCATTGACCTAGCAGTGTATATGGAAAGATTAGATACGTATATAGCCACCCAGTCGCAGCTTAATGAAACATTATGCGACCGATTGGAAAGTTTAGATTCCGAACTAGAGGATTTAAGGGATTGGAGAAGTAGGTTTTATGGGGCAAAATCATTAATGTTTTTAATGGGCATACTACTAGCTCACGGTGCAGCTGTTATTGCTAGTATGGTTACAGTAACGTCCATAATGAACGATTAGGAGAAAATACGTATGGCAAATGAAAGACATACAGACCAACGAGAATGGGATATAGATTATTCTACCCGTCAATCGGTACACGCTGTTACAAAGTATAGTCCTTTTAGAGAGGCTCTTAGTACAACAGCTTCGACGTTATTTACACCAGCACAAGGGGAAATTGCTGCAAACTGGGTAACTAATCCTAGAATTGAGGCTACTGATATAAGTATGTTTACTGCATCGGGTTCAGCCATTTCCCGCAGTACGGCACAACAATCAGTAGGAGCGGCTTCTTTATTGGTGAACCCCGCAAATTCTGCCAATCATGAAGGGTTTTACTGGGAATCCCCTAAAATTCCTTTTAGTATAAATCCTCAACATATTACTGTCCAAGTTGAACATAGAGGTGCTTCTGCTTCCGGAGCAGTGAAAATAGAAATAAAAGATACATCAAACACTGTTCAACACGCCGTTTCTGATAGTTCCGACTTAGCTACAAGTTGGACACGGATTACTACTACTTATACTGTACCGGGGTCTACGGCTTCAGCTGCATATAGATTATATGTAACTACGAATGGACAACATAATATTGATTACTATGTAGATAAAATTATGTTTGAAGTACGGGAAGATACTACAGCCGTCTCAACATATGTAGACGGTTCAAGTGGAGTTAACTACGAATGGACTGGTACTGCTAACGCTTCTACCTCAATTAAAAAGCGGGGCATGACCACAATTAAAGGTATGAAAGTTACTAATGAATCTAGTACTGGTGGGGAAATAGTATACCTTGCTATAGGAACTACAGCTACTTCAAGTACTGGAATACCTATTGGAGCGGGCGAAGCATTTGAAACAACTATCCCATTAGGATTTACAGATTATATTTCTGTAATATCGGCATCAGGTACACCGACAATTAGAGGCGTAATCTGGGGGGTCTAATGACTACAATTGAATCAATAAATGCTGATATGTATCAGACTATTGCAGATGATGTAAATATTACTGTTATTGAAAAGCAGTTTGGACGGACTACTGTACAAGATATTTCTAAAGCTTTAAATGAATACGAGCGTTTATTTAAGGCTGGAATAGCATCAGATGCTGAAATTCTTACTTTATCACGAGCTTATCCTAATTCTAAAACTTATACTTCGGCTGCCCAAAATATTACAGAAGAGCCTATTGTAGTAGGAGGTCCAGCTAGCGTAGAGTTAATTGATAGAGAGGGACATTTAATTACTACTAATGCTCTTGAAAAAGCATTTGATAAATACATGTCAAACTTTAGAACTCGGAATACAATGGTATTGCATTCAGATGTTCAAGTCGGCTGGGCATTACCAGCTTATATAAGTAAAACTGGGCAAACTTTTAAATCAGGGGTTGACGATAAGGGTTTATTCTTTGTTACCGAAATTCGTAAAGATACTAAAATTGCTCAAAAAGTCTTAGACCAAATTAATGAGGGTAAGCTAAAATCATATTCTATTGCTGGTTCAGCTACTAAAACACAGAATATGCAAAAAGGTTTAATGCCTTATATGCAAGTTGATGAAATGGAGCTTGCAGAAGTTACCGTATGTGAAAAAGGAGTTAATCAGGGAGCTGGATTCGACATTTTAAAAGGAGAGGATGCTGCTACACATACATGTACCGATGGGAGTTGTTTAGCCCATTTAGAAAAATCTGAGAGTGAAAGTTATGAAGTGGAAGTTATTTATAAAAATAATGGCGATATTGATTTTCTTAATTCTTTTATGGCGTGGGTGGAAAAAGAAGACATTTTAACTTCTGGAAAAACTTTTGCTACCTTAGAAAACTTTGCTGGAAGGGAAGCGGAACATCACCAACTTTTACGAGAATATGGATTTCCATCAGAACAGCCACAAGAGGGCATGCGGTATACACCCGTTGTAGAATACGAAACTGATGCGGATGGAATGCCTATCCATATGAAGCCACCTTGGTCTGTTAATGAAGCGGGGCAAACATTAGGTGAAAGATTAGATGATTCTCTTTCTACTTATGTAGCCCCTAATGTTACTAAATCTGATGATGAGGATGAAGATGATAGTGGGTGGGTTTCCGAATGGCAAACACCACAGGTTGAAAAAGATGCAAATATGATAATGGCTGATTCTAACACACCAAGTACGCCATCTATGGGATGGTTTGATATGTTAAAAACCGAAACCTCCTCAGATAAATTTTCAATTTGGCTAGATAAACAAGATGATATAAATGCAATTACTGCCAGTGCTATGGATAAAGCATATCCAGACTGGAGAAACAACAAAGAGGATTACAAAAACCAATGGGATAACATGAAATCTAATATTACGGAGGGTTATAAGTAACCAAAAATGACAAACATTCTTACTCAGGCATTAAATTTTTTACATCTGTCCGGAGGACATAACTACCACGACCAAGTAGACCAAGAGTATGAACTGTATAAACATATAGAACATATTGATGAGCCAGTAGAGCCAACACATTGCAAGTATTGCGACTTAGATAGTAGGACTCAACAAGAAAAATACCG